GCTTCTAATACATCTTTATCATCATCTTGACATTGAATCGGATTACCTAAGAAATAACCGTTAATAAAATCGCTAATATAAGATGCGTAATCATGCGCTACACGGTTATCTGCCATGTACTCTTCTTTGCGTCGTGTTAACTCAACCAGATTCTTAGTTTTACCTTCGTAATAATCACTTAACACTTTTAATCTAGGTCGTTGGTAATCCATGTGATGTTCAATGTATTTACTTACTTCATTAATGTTTTGTAATAAATCAGACTCTGTCCCGTCATATGTGTAAACAACATTAGCTTCATCGTTAAACAAGTAATTTCTGTTTTCTCGTAAATCAGTATCCGTTTCAAATTCGTTTGCCTTTAACATTTGTTCCCTCCTATAATCCTAGAGATTTAATTACTTTTGTTTTGCTTTCTATATTCTTTTTACGTTTTTTACGTACGATATGATATTTCTCAAGACTATAACGCAATGCATCGATAATATGGTTATTAGCATCTATAGGCTTGTTCAACCACTTACCATCATTATCTTGGTCAAATGTATAAGTGTTGAACTCTTCAATAGCGTGTTCACATGATGGGTGTATAATAACTTCAAAGCCTTGAATGAATTGAATGCCTGGTAAAATAGTATTAGCGCCTTTCAACGCTTTTCTTATACCTTTAATCCCTTTAGATTTCAATTCACTGATCACTCTATCTCCACCAGCCCCATAATCAGCTGCAATATCTACATCACCTAATCCTTTTTTAATAAGCATTTGTTTTATATCATCAGTTAACATCGCTTTTTTATAGTGTTCATCATAGATGAATAACTTTTTGTTTTTTAAATCTACAACCGTACTAACAACTGTTGTAGGGTCTTGACTAAATCCAAAATCCATTCCGTGAGTTATTTCTTGCGTTCTTTTAAACTCCTCAAACCAATCAAAGTCTTCCACTTTAAAATTATCGAATACAAGCCCCTCTGCAACACCCCAATCTCCATCACAAACGATTCTTGCACGTCTAGGATTCTTTATATACAAATCTTCATATCGTTCAATATCGACTTTATCTAGCCATTCATTAACTCTATAAGTTGTTGTATCTGAAAAAGTATTGTTTAATTTTGTTTCTTCATCAAAAAATGTAGGCTTCAACCAATGTCTTTCCGACCACGGGTTAAAAGTGACTGTGATTTGCTTGAAAAATTCCGGACTATCGTAGCTACCACGTATTGACTCAACAACAGTGCTAAACTTAGCGAATGTTTCTATTTGATAAGCCTCTTCAAACCAAGCCCAACACAAAATGCCTGTATCAACAGTAATCGATGTTATTTTCAATGGGTCGTCTAAACCTCTAAACAGTATTTTTTGTCCAGTAGGTTTATACGTTATTTCCGGCAAACTTTCGTTGAATTTAAATAAGTGAGCAACGCCTAATTGGTTAGTTGCCCACTTTAAATCTGTATACGTTGATTGTTTGTTAGTGTTGCTAAATCTTCTGACTACAAGTATATTTGCCCAATCATATTTCATTATTCGATAAATGAGATTAATAGCGGTAGTTTTACTTTTCTTGCTACCCCTTGAACCTTTAACAACACGGTAAAAGTTTTTGTTGTGCCAAAACTTATTGTAGCCACCACCGATTTTATTTTTTAGATCAAGTATTTCATACATGACTAATCATCTTCCGGAATATTATCAACAAACATCGGTATTTTGTGGTCGACTTCTTGTTTGTCTGTAAATAATTTGTGATGTCTACCTAACATCTCTAAGGCTTTGTTTTGGTCACTTATTTTAGGTGACTTAGTAACAAGTTGTATGTGTTCATCGTATACTAATTGCATTTTGCCAGTATCCGGATTCTCTTTATAGTCTCCAGTTTTTGTTACGACAGCTTCAACTTCCGTGTGTTCTCCTCTAGCTGTTCTAGTTAGCCTATACAACACTTCTTTACCTGACATAATATTCTCGTCAAAGAGTTTTGTTTCAACCTCCTTGATATAATTCTGAATTTCAACATTCTTCAACATACGCTGTCCTTGTGAGTACGCCGTCTTTTCGCTATATCCGGCATGCACAGCTGACTTAGTAGCATTGCCATAACATTCAGTACCAGGTATTGTATATACTTCTGCAAACAAACGTTGCTTTTTAGTTAATTTGTTCATTTCATTTACCACCAACTCTCGCGCTATACGCTTTTTAAAATTAAAAAAGGGATTGGCTATAATCAGCCAACCCACATAGATCCTTTATTCCTAATTGCGATAAGGGAAACGCAGTAAGATAGTCAATATCCTACACTATCATAATATCTCGTTATAGGTGTCAAAAACTGTCATTTTACTGTCAAATTTAGTATTCTCCTAATTCTTCGGCTAGTTTAGACACTATTTTCTTCTTGATTCTATGCGCTGTACTTTCAGAGATGTGTATGTCATAACAAACCGCAATCAAAGTCTTTTTATTAAAATAATACTCTTGAATGAATTCGCGTTCTTTCCTACTTGATGTGTTGATTATACGTTCAATCGCACTCTTAAACTCAAGAATTTTACCTCTTCGTATACTACAAAGATAATTAGTTACTGCCATTTCTGTTTTTGATGTATTAGATGGTACAAACTCCCCGCCTATATTTGTATCTGTTGGAATCCACGGTGTCATTATTTCACTTCTTAAATCTTCAAGTTGTTTATGATAATTAGGATAATCGCACAACTCGTCTTCTAATTTCCGAACTGTTGATAATTTTAATCCGTATTTCTTTTTAGTCATGAATACCCTCCGTACAAATATGTTTAATCTTCAAAATGTCTCAATCTACTTCTTAATATCTCTATCTACCGCTCTTTAACTTTCACATCGCCTTTTAACTGTTCAGCTTGCAACATCACACCAAACAATAAGATGACTAGTAATATAATTGCTATGACTAACCACATCATCTACTCTGACACCTCCGCCCTCATCAAATCAGACTGATCACTAAACTTTGCGAAGTCACTCGGCACCTCTACATCATCATTAGCCGTCATCATAATATATACTTGCTCCGTTACATACTTACCTAACTCATACATTGCTAGTAAGAATAATAGTCTTAATATTTGTTTAATCATTGTTTATCTACCTTCTTTGCTTCGTATAAGACCGGATATAAATTTAAAAAGTGTATTCTATATCCAATCGTCTTAACTTTTACTTTATCACCTACTTTTAACCTAGCTTGTATGTCTGCGCTATCAAACTTTCCTTTGAAGAATAAGTCTGAGTTTTCGATGACTTGTTTATCATCTAATACAATATAGAATTTGTCCTCTTTATCTTGTCTTTTGTTATATTTATCTGTAATTGTCCCTTGATGTACTTCTTTGTTTTGGTAACTAGCCACTGTATAGATAGGCAATGCGACAACAAGTAGCAATGCGGTTATACCGAATAATGACAGTATTCCAACAATAAAGATGTCGAACCCATCCATATTTTTAAGTTTTTTAATCATTTCCCACACTCCCTTATATTTTCAAACAACTGACCCACTTTAATAACTGCATCCCTTTTAACTTGTTTCTCGTACTTCTCTTTCGCTTCTTCTTTACTCTCTGCCTCAACAACTGTAAACCTTTGATTACTCTTAGCTTTAGTTATGTGTGTATGTTTACGTCCTGTTGAATCTTTGAATGTTGTGACTAAGTATTGTGTCACTTCCCCAAAACCTCCTTGACTCGATCTTAGATGTCTTTACACGTATCCTTTTCCTGCGTCTGCTGTTCCATCTTGTCTTTCATGATTCCTTTTCATTTTCTTTTTGTACGCGTCAATGAGTTGGTCGATAGAATATAAGTTGTAAGCAATATCTAGTGGTATAATAACTGCACTTAAAGGTTCTAAACCAACGTTTGATACATCTGACATAAAGTCCCAAACGGATTGAGATTCATTGTAAAGATACCCATCTTTTCTAAGAGTGCTTAATCCATATTCTAATTTTTCGTTCGTTACCTCTTGTTGATTCGCAATACTCAATCCAAACGCCAACATGTCAGCTAATTCATCAAGTTGTACGTCTAACGGCTTACCTGGTTTCTTCTTCCAGTTCTTAAACGTTTCCAATGTATTAAACCATTCAAAGAATTCAACTACATATGCTATTTTGCTATCTCGTAAGTTCAGCGTTGGTATTCTATCGTCGAACTCCTTTTGTATTTGTAATAACTCTTGTAACTGATCAATTGTTAATGTATTAGTCATTTTCCTGATCCTCCTCATATTTATAGACAACTTGACCCGTCATAATCCCTACTGCTTCATCAAGATAAATATCTTCTTTGAGTGCATCTTGCATAGCATTTGTCATTCCCTCAAGTATTTCATCAAACGCTTGCGCTTTCTTATATACGTCCTCAATCTCTTTTAGCAATCCCTCTGTGTCATTACCGTTATACGCACTAGTACTTATAACGGACTGTTCGATTTGTTCGCGGTTATTCATTAGTGTCTTCCTCCATTTGACCTAAAAATTCGTAGAACTCATTTGTTCCGTCTAATTTGTCCATTCGGTACAATATAGCACTTGCGTTGATTTTAGCTCCCATGTTTATAGCTACTGCCTTGTTCGCTCTACTCTCAATCTGTAGTTCGTTAAGTCTAAAACGGTAAAATTCGTATCTTCCAAGCAATTCATTTTTGACTGTGCGCCACATGTTCTCCAGCTCTTCGTTACGCTCTC